GTTCTCATCCGGCGGCACCCATTTCGGGCGCCGTATCAGATTAAGGAGGCACTTCACAGTCTCACGCAAGGTGATCCCAGTCGTGCCTGACCAGCGGTTTAACGCGTTGATGGCGACTGCACAAGCCTGAGGCGTCGCGAGGCTCTTAACATAGACCCCGCGACATGGCTGGCCCAAAAACCAGTCCTTGCCACACGACTCGCGGAACGGTCCTTCAACGAAGGACTTACTACCGTTTACGATGAACCCGAGGAGCCCGAGCAGTCTCACGACTGTACGGGTTGCTTTCGTGTGACATATCATGTCATCACCGAATACCCCAAAGTTACGCTCGCACGCAGGCCCATAGACCACAGGTTTTATCCCATGGTGCTTGTAGGCGGCAGTAATGACAGCGCTAAATATGGCTGTTTGCAGAGGGAAGGTGAAACCATTCCCCATGGTCGACATCATATGAAGCGGGACTTCCTCCTTATTAGGGAGGGTGACAGTCTTCGAACGGAATTGGCAGAGATATACCATTAACTCTTTCGGTAGTATCTGCTCACATAGTCCGAATGCTATGCTGTCGGACGCCGATTTCAGGTCAATCGTAGATAAATGATTTCCCATAGAACCGGCGCAAGCCATCTCGCCATTGATATCTGGCTGCGTAGCCAGGTCAATGTTCCACCTCCGGCGCAAGCCTTCAGTGAGATAGGAACCAACACCGAGTTGAAACCACATATTCATCGTGGGTTCGGTGCTGATACACCTAGCGATAGTCACATTCTTGTTCACGAAACTCAACTGGTTACCTGCGACCGCTTTCGGGACATATCTACCAGTCACTGCCTTTAGGGCATGTGACCAGCGGGGGTCCCGTGACGCGATTCGTGTCCATAGAAAATGGACAGTCTCAGTAGTGTAACTCAAAGGTGAGTCGAACATTTTTGTGTATATGTCCGAAGCACGGGCCAAGCGGTTCTGGCCCTTCCCTAAAGACCCAGCCTCAAACAATTCATCGTATGTGCTGAACAAAGGGAAACCACGTGGGTTGAAAAACTCATATAGGGCTTGTTTTACGCCGTTTATAAGCTCTTCATCACGTAAGTCAACCGGCGACAACTTAAACTCCCTACAGCGGTCATTTGCCGCAAGGAATTCAGTCAAGGCTGCAGAACAAGCAGCATCACTCGGTACAGCTTCCTCATTGAATTTCTTCAACAAAGAGCCTGCAAGCGCGTAGCATTGCGCCTGCTTCACCGATGCGTCCGGCCACAAGGGCTTGCCAGCCAGCGAAGAGCTGAGTTGGTATTGGTCCAAGTGTACACTGAGATCATCATGCAGGGATCTTAAAAGAGCGTCAGAGTTTATGTGCTTCATGTCGTCTCCAGAATAGTAAGCCTTGTTAGGCCTGATCCCAATTAAGGGTCTCTGTTACTGCCGGCGTTAGAGAATGCCGGAAGCCGTCGTGTCGCCAACACCAGCAGACTGCTGGTTCAACGACCCGGCGTGAGCAGAGATAGCCGCCCGGATTTCACTCGGGCTAGCCAGATCAGCACCGGCTGGAACATCGATGATCGTCGTAATAAGCACGGTCGCCGGGTTCTGTCCAGCCAAGGGCACAGCGCCCTTCCGCGTAATGACTTTGTAGACATTACGAGGGATGTTACTAACCACACCAGTCACCGGATTTGGGGTGCCAAGAGTCTTGAGCACCTTAGGCCGGAACATGGTGACGGTAAACGGAGAAGCAACCGAGTGCGAGGAGACGCCAGCCTGGGTACCGCCAAGTGCGGTAACAGCCCATTGCTTAGCGTTCACGTCCGGCGCCGTATCGACAGTCAGCGTGTATGTCGGGGCGGTAAAACCCGTCTGACTAGCACCCGTAACGGGTGAGGTAAGATTGAAGGACATTGTTATGTTCCTTTGTATTAGGGTTAAGGATCGGAAATAGCTCGTGTATTACAACTTCGGTCTATGATGCGCCATCTGAGCCAACGCTGCGATATTCAGCAGACGTTTCAGACTAGGGATCTGAAGATCGATCCTAAAACGGGCATCTAGTAACGAAGCCATAGGTTCACGAAGCACGTCGTAACGGTGAACTTTCGCGCGGCCGCCTCTCACATCCAGTTCTTGGACAAAAGAGGGCTTGGGACTTCTCAGGTAATTATCTGAAAACATAGCAGTCCGTCTACTTCTAGTAGTACGGTTAAGCCATGCGAAGTCGACAAGTGCGACATTCCACGCGTCGAGCACATCCCCTAAATTGGAGAAGTAGTCATAGAAGAACGACCAAGGTAAGAGCTGATATGCCGTAGGTATGACCTCGTTCCACTTGAGGCCAAAGTGCTGTGGCACGGGCAACTCTCCGCTCGCAGTACCTACTTTCCAGGCACCACGATACGTTACATTGGCCACCTCAATATCCATTCGGGAGTAACCCAACCCTATATCACCCAGATTTGCAGTGTTAGTGGTTAAATCACCACCCGAATTGAGGGTCGCCTCAGCGTGACCTTCGCCCTTCAACCTAATAAGATCAAAATTATGTTGGTTTGAGGCTAAAGCACGTGCTGCAGTACAGGCGTCGTTCAGGTCTTGTACAGTCGGCATAATGCCGTATGACCAGACCAACCATGCCTCTGCTACGGCCTCTCTTTGTCGTCGGCGCAACAGCGCCGCCGGTATCCCGACACCCCCGGCCTTTCTCAAGGCTTTAAGGACATCGTG